CCTCAACCCAATCCTGCTTGAGGATGGGGTAAAAAGCCGTGACAATGTCTATCGCACATACCGCGCAGATCGCGTCAGCAAGGCAGTTCCAATGTCGCCAGACGAGTATCCAGCAATGCCATTCAGCTACGAGGCAGTGAGTGCCGTGCGGATGCCAGAGCAACGCCAGATGCCAGAGGTTTCCCCAGAAGACATCAACCCCGTAGCCAACAAGCAGGAGGCACAAGGTCTGTGGGCAGACGGCAAGCGGATGTTTGCGCTCAACGAGATGGATGAGAAGCTGACACCAATCACCTCCAAGGCGATGCTGGACTCGTATTCAGCAGATGCCATTGGGTGGGTGGAGCCAGAGCAAGCCCCTGCACCATCGCAGAGGTTCATGCCTGAGAAGCTCGACGCTGACTACATGAAAGCTGTGGAGAGCGGTGATGTGGAGATGCAGCAGAGGTTGGTGGATGAGGCGGCGAAGAAAGCTGGATATGTAACAGGGAAAGCGTTCCACTCAACAAAAAACCCTCGTCAAATCACACAATTCATAACCACCGCTCGTGATGCGTTGGGAGCGCATTTTGGACTTACTAGAAGGCAAGCAGTTGGACCTCTTGGTAGGCATCGAAAGGTTGGAAAAGGAGTTTCATTGTATGAAGTGTATCTAAATGCAACCAACCCAATCCGTCTTGAAGATAGAGGGACTTGGTCTAGTGATCGAGTAGTTCCACAGATTAACGAGCAACTAAAGTCATCTTTACCAAACACCGCAAGCAGATCTGAAATTGTATCATTATTGCGTGAAAATGGGCATGACTCTGCTATTTACGAAAACCGTTTTGAAGGCAAGGAAGGAGACCAAGCGATTATTGTTTTCGACCCTTCACAAATCAAATCCGCAGACCCCATCACCCGCGACGACTCTGGGAACATCATCCCACTCAGCAAGCGGTTTGACATTACCTCCAAGGACTTGAGGTTCATGCCTGAGAAGATTGGACACGATGAAATTGCCAATGAAATTAAGAAGTTTCCAATATCTAAAAACAAAGAACCAATACCAAATGTTTCTTCCATTAAATCATCATTAGATGAATTTGAAGAAATGGGGACTAGAGATATACCTATAGATTTTATTATTGACACCAAAAATAAACAATATCCCACATATTTTTCTGGTGGAGAAGAAAAAACATTAAAACTAGCAGAATCAATAAAACAAAACGGAATTCAATCACCAATGATTTTGGTTTGGGAGAATGATAAATATCCATATGTTCTTGAGGGTTCTACTAGATATGATGCGTTGCGTGTTTTAAACGCTAAAGGTGAAAAATTGCCAGAAACAGTTCCAGCGTTGACTATTGTTGATACCTCCAAGGACTTGAGGTTCATGCCTGAAATGCCAAATGCACCACAAGATACTGGATTTAGAAGCATTACAGAGCAAGGCAAGGAAGCGATTGGTAGCAACTACAAGAGCGTAGCACCGGGGTCAATACTTGGAACTATGCGCTTCATGCCAGAAGCAGAAAATGACAGGATTCTTGCGAACTTTCCACTAGGTGAAGATGAGAAAAAGAAGTTGGAAGGTAAGGCTGGATTTGCATTTGTGTCTGATTGGTCAGATTCTAATAGGCCATATATTACAAAGAACGGTCGAGAAATTGATGTTTTAATGGGTGGGGTTGGATATACCTACCACCCAGAAGTAATTGGTAAAGGTGGATGGGCAGGCTCATTCTCTGGTCTTACCAATCGCGTTCTTAATAAGATCAACGAAACTGATGGTATAGGATTAGTTGTTGCTGGTGGAAGAGATTCAACAGCATCCAGCAGATCATTCTCTATAGCTGCATTGGAAGAGATCAAAGATGACATTTCCAACGGAACAGTATCCAAATCGGCAATTGATAATATTATTAAAAATAATGCAGAAAGATTACTTGGTTTAAAAAACATCAAGTCACTTGGTGATTATGAGAAATTAGTGATGCTTGAACGTGGCGGTAGCGGTCTTACATTTGAGCAACGTGCTGATATGATCAAGGCAATCAATTCTCACGAAAACAAAAAATCATTTGGTATTTCAAATTGGAATGACATTCTAAAGAAGTACGAAATGCAGAATGGCATATTTGTTCCGGGACAAATTATGAGTGTGGTGCAATTTAAAAAGAACGCACCGCTAATGAAAGCTTCTGATCTCAACATCAAAGGCCACAAGTCTTACGAGGCAGTTATCCAAGGAAAGCCGATTGGAATGCTCAAGGAAAAGGTCATGATTGGAGACTTCTTCAAAGACTTCTTTACAAGCGAGGGGACCTTGCCAGCAAGCTACACGCGAAAAGTGCAGACCAAAATGCCAAGTTTCAAGTATGGTGAGGGTTCCGCAGTCCTAAAAGAAACTGCGAAATCTATTGCCAACGCCGCAAAACTGAAGTAGAAAATAACCAATGAGCGAGAAACTAGCAGCAGAACCAGATCACGAATGGTTCGCAGAGGTCATGCGCCGAGCCGAAGAACACGGCAACCGTCAGCGTGTGGAGTGGTGGAATCCCCAAGCAGCAGCAAAAGCCCTGTGGCTCCTTGCTCAGGGCAAGTCTATCAAGTCCACCTCCGAAATCACAGGACTCGCTAGGGACACCGTGCGGTCGCTCATGTGGCGGCACTCTGACACTCTGGAGACCAAGCGCAAGGAGTTTTCGCAGAAGTACGCGATGGCGGCAGAGACCTACACGGACCTGCTGTTCGCGAAGGCAGACCAGTTGAGCGACGATCCAGAGCAACTCAAGAACATCTCACCCGACCGACTTGCAATCACCGTGGGTGTGCTTACGGACAAGTCCATGCAGCTATCTGGCATGGCTACAGCAGTCGTGGAACACAGGCAGGGTGCGAGTATCGACGATGCCGCGAAGATGATCGCAGAGGCACGCTCACGCATTGCTAGCAAGGTAAAGTCGCAGGCAGTCGAGGCTGAAATTGTCGCATGATACAGGAACCAGAATCAAGGTTTGATGGACCCGTATTCCGCCACTATGTGGTCGAGCATGACGGCAATGAGTACAAGTGCAACACTCTCGCTTACGCCTCGTACTTAGCTGAAAAGTTTGACTCCAAGGTCTGGAGTCTGGTGCTGAATAAGTACATCACTCCCCGCATTGGTCGTTGCGGATACTGCGAGAAATACAGCAAGCTTCATTTTATTGACGGCAACCGAGGGTCACTGCCTCCAGAGGAGGATTCATTTGGATGTGATAGGTGCGGCAGCGTGTACAGGATCATAGACATCCTAATGGAAACTGACGCTTACAAAGCATGAAATGGCGCACGCACCAGATTCTGTCGCCGCCTACGGACGACGAGATAGCTCTCATGGAGCCAGAAGAGCTTGTGGAACTCCACAGGGTCTACCATGAGGCAGTAGACAATGCAGAACGCGACCCGTACCGCTATGGCTTCCGACTACCGCACTGGGCCAAGGCCGAGGAGCAACTCAGCGAGGTAAACGAGATCGTGGCACTTGGTGGTAACCGTTCCGGGAAGACCCAGTGGGGTGCATTTTCGGTTGTTCGTGCGGCTATAGAAAATCCCAACTCCGAGATAATGTGTTTTGCACAGACATCCGAGGTGAGCATCCGACAGCAGCAGAGTGCCGTCTGGGACTGGCTTCCTGCGGAACTGCGGACCAAGCAGACATCCTCTGGGACATATATCTCATACACCAAGAAGAACGGATTCACAGACTCATCGCTAATCCTCCCCAATGGCTCACAAATCATCTTCAAGACCTATAGTCAGTACCAGAACAACCCTACCATCTTGGAGGGAGCGGAGTTGGGTTCTAGGTCTCCTGTGTGGCATAATGTGGGCTGCTGGCTGGATGAGTATCTGCTTGGTCCTGAATTGATAAATACCCTGCGATTCCGACTCGCTACACGCAACGCAAAGCTACTGCTTACCTTCACTCCGATTGACGGGTATACTGAAGTGATCAAGGAGTACCTAGACGGTGCTACGAGCGTCGAGAGCAGGGAGGCAGAACTGCTAGGTGGAGAGC